CCCTCGATGGCGTCGAGGTGACGAGCGAGTATGCCGTGCCGCCCGGAAAGGGCTACGGCCTCTCCGTTGGGAATATGGAACTGCGGTGCCTTGAGAATCAACTCATGGTTGCCGAAGGACCATTTTTTTCGGAGGAAACGCAATCATATCGCTACGCTTGTAGCACCTTGGGCAACATGAAGTTCCGTTCGCCTCGCAATTTCTTCCTTCTCACAAACATCACCTAGCCAAAGGCTGATAAGGAGTAGTTCCCCGATGTCGAGCATTTTCAGCGATCCGTTCTTTCGTCGCGGAAGCACCCTGCTGGGTGGCGAAGAGATCGAGAAGGACGCCGCCGGAAACCCGGTGGCTGGCAACGAGGTGGTCGGTCAGGTCAAGGCGTTTCAGGATGTGAATCCTGCTGGCGCTGGCGAGCGGTACAGCAATCGTCTGGTGTACTGTGTGGCGGCCCGCTACACGGGCAGCACGGTGGCCAGCGCCGCGACCGTGGCTGGCAAGGCTTACGTGTTTGCGAATGCCACTCCGCTGACCACCTTCAGCGCCTTGGCTACCAACACCAACGTGGCGGCTGGCAAGGCGGTGGGCATTCTGGACGAGTACCTCAAGGGCGAACTGCGCGAGAACGACATCGTCTGGCTTGTCCTCAAAGGTCCGACCTCGATCCAGAAGGGCAGCAGCGCTTCTGTCGGTGCCAACACGGGCGTCGAGATTGGGGCGTCCGGCACGGCCGGTCAGGCTATCCCGGTGAACCAGGGCGTCAACATCGGCAACTCGATCGCCGGTGTGGCTGTCACCGGAGCGCAGGGCGACCTCCTTCGTATCAACAAGACGAGCGACCTCATCTGAGCGAGGCCGCAGGTCGGAATCAGGAATAGCCTGCGGCAAACCCGCAGGCTATTCGCTTTTATGGCAGATCGCACTTGCTCCATCTGCGGCACTGACAAGCCCCTCGACGCCAAGAACTTCCGCTGGCGTGAGCAGGACGGTAAGGGCTATTACACGGCAGAGTGCAAGACATGCATCGCCAAGGCCAAGAAGGACGCCGCCAAGCGGGCCAAGGCCAAGCGCAAGGCGGCCTTGTCGAAGATCGAGCAGGTGGGGGTTGACCTCTTTGTCAACGCGACCGGGCGCGGTGGCTCCAACATCCCGCACACGGCAGAGTTAGTCGAGCGGGTATTCCAATATTTCGGCGGTGTAGGCGGCTTTGGGGCTGTTCTCGTCAAGCAGTACTGGGACAGCCCGCCCGGCGGGTCTGCCCGAAATCGCCTGCTGGAAACCATGTGCAGGCTAGTCACGAAGAACGTCGAGAGCGGCGGGGCCAAGAAGCCACTCCAACTGTGGTCTGACGAGGAGTTGGAGCAAGAACTAGAACAGCGGCTGACCGAGGCCGTATCCGCATTCCAGGGGATCACGATCGATGCCACGCAAGAAGAAGCCCGCCGGATCGAAGCCCCGGCACCCCAAAGTCACGCCGCCGCCCATGCCGAAGAAGGGCGGCATGACCCAGTACCAGCGGGAGTCTATCAAGGAACTCCAGAGCGAGATTCGGGGCCGGAAACTGGAAGCGCTGCGGCTGTATCAGCCGAACCCGAATCAAGAAGCGATCCACGCCACGACGGCGAGTGAAGTCCTCGTTATCGGCGGCAACCGATCTGGCAAGAGTCTTTGCACGTTTGTGGAGGATGCGAGGGCCGTCACTGGACAAGACCCCTACAAGAAGTACCCCGAAAAAGACGGCGTCCTCGTCATCATCGGGAAAGATTGGAAGCACATAGGTCTTGTCGTGGTGCCCTACATGTTTCGTGCCGGGGCGTTCAAGATCATCAAAGACGCTACTACCGGCGAGTGGCGGGCCTACAACCCGGCGACCGACGCCGCCCGGAAGAGCGAGGCCAAGCCTGCGCCTCCGCTGATCCCTCCCCGGATGATCAAAAGCACCTCATGGGTGCTGAAGAGCGCCAACTATATGCAGCGCTGCATCCTGCATAACGGTTGGGAGATCAACTTCTTCTCAAGCGAAGGCGATCCCCCGCAGGGATTTTCTTGCGACAGGTGCCATTTCGACGAAGACATCAATAATGAGTCTTGGGTGCCCGAAATGCAGGCAAGGCTTGTAGACCGCAAAGGAAAGTTTTGCTGGTCGGCTATGCCCCATTCAACCAATAACGCACTGCTGGGGCTGAAGGAGCGGGCTGACGCGAGTGAGGAGGCGCTGGGCGACAAGTCCTCGATCCGCCAGTTCAAACTCCGGTTCTTGGACAACCCGTTTTTGGATGACGAAGAGAAGCGGAAGAGCCTGGAGCGATGGGCCGCCGTTGGGGAAGACGTTCTCCGCATGCGGGCAGAAGGCGACTTCATCACCGACAGCGTTCTGGTGTACCCGAACTTCGACATGCGGATACACGGCATGGACAGGAGCGAGTTGCCAAACTCCCAAGTCCCGAGGGATTGGTGCCGGTTTGCGGTGATTGACCCAGGCCACGCCGTCACGGCAGTCCTGTTCTGTGCCGTCCCGCCGTCCGATGACTACTGGCTGGTGTATGACCAACTCTATCTGCGCCAGTGCAATGCCGAGAAGTTTGGCGATGCCTTCTACAACAAGGTGCGGGATTGGGACTTCTACGCCTTCCTGATCGACGCCCACGGCGGCAGGCTGCGCGATATTGGATCAGGGCGGCTCCCGGTCGAGCAGTACACCGAACAGTTGTTGAAGCGTGGCATCCGCAGCCAGATCACCGGCCCGTCCTTCCTGGCGGGCTGCGATGACATCATCGCCCGTACCGAAAGCACCCGTACTGCGATGCATATCCAGCCAAGCGGCAGTCCGATCCTGCGGGTGCTGCGGCACTCCGTTCCCGATCTGGAGCGTGAGATCAAGCGGTATCGGAAGATCGTCAACTACGTGTCTGGCACGGCGATCGTGACCGACAAGCCCAACACGCGCGGGGAAGTCCATCTCTGCCAGTGCCTGGAGTATCTCTGTGCATATCGCCCCCGTTACCACGCCCCTCCGCTGCGCCCGTCCGAGAAGGAGCCGTGGTGGGTCAAATGGCAGAAAGACCGGAAAAAGCGGCTGGGGGAAGAGGGGCCGGGGTACGTACTATTAGGGCCATCAGGAGGACGCAGCCATGTCGAGTGATTGGACAATGCCGAAGCCCGCCGTGGGCGATGTAGTGCTGTTTTCCAAGGACTACCGCACTTTCGCCAACCCGACAGTCGGATTCGTAATCAAAGAACCCGGCTCCACGACCATAAGCATCTTGACGTTTACGGAAACGGGATACTCGATGGTGTACAACTCCTGCCACCACAAGGATGACCCGGCATTGCAGGGTGATCACGGCTGGCAGGATTTGGGAGTGTGGGATTTCGCTCCCATCACCAACACCATCCGCGACCTGACTGCGGAGCCGGTGACCAGTGCAAGAAAGTCTGTCAAGTAACAGCCCGCTTCGCCAGATCGTCCAGACTTGGGTCAAGAAACTCAAGGCGGCCGAGAAGTACAAGAAGCCTTTTGATGACGATGCCCGAGAGGCTAGTCAGTTCTTCGACGGCGAACACAACTGGATGTGGCGTGATAGTTACGCCAGAGGCGAGCGCGGCTACAACAGCAGCATCGCTCCGCCTTCTTTCCGCATGCAGTTGAATAAGGTATTTGAACTGGTCGAGATTTTCGCCAGTGTCATCTACCACCGGAACCCCGTCCGAACCGTCACGGTGATGCAGCCGCCGGAGTTTCCGCTGAAGCATCTGGGGCTGGAGCAGCCGGCCGGGCCAGCCGGCCAGCCCAGCCCCGAGCAGTTGGCCATCATCGAAACCGTCAAGGCCGAGCAGGCCCAGCGCGAGCAGCGCGAACTGGCGGCCCGTCTGATGGAAGCCTATCTGAACTGGACGCCCGTTGAACTCGACCTCAAGCGGCAAGCCCGCAAGGTTGTGAACGAGGCGATGATCAAAGGGGCGGGAGTCTTCTGGACCGAGTTGGTCACGGTCGAGACATCGGCCGATGCGCAGTCGCCGCCTATGAAGATCGTGGGATCGTTCTACGATACGGTGGACAACTTGCTGATCGATCCTGATTATGACAACGAGGATGACATGCTCTGGTGTGCGCGGAAGTGCGTGCGCCCGCTGGAGGAGGTGGCCGCCACCTACGATGTCCCGGTCGAGCACCTAAAGAAGCACCTCGACGGCGACACGCCTACACTGCGGAAGGAGCCTCGCGGAAAGAAGAAGAAAAAGGACACCACGAACGAGTTGGTGACCTTCTACAAGATTTGGTCGAAGTGCGGGATGGGCGACCGCTTTAAGGATGCCCCCAAGTCCAATCGTGGCGTGTTCGATCCGGTAGGCCAGTACTGCTATTTGGTAGTGTGCGAGGGGGTGGAGTACCCGCTTAATTTGCCGCCTGGTCTGATGCAGCAGGAGGTCGATCCAGCACTGGGCATCCCGCAGGAGGTGCTGCCGCGCGTCAGTTGGCCGATCCCGTTCCATGCCGACACCAACGGCTGGCCGTTCACCATGCTGGCCTTCCACCGCAAGCCGGGCTACGCATGGCCGATTTCGCACATTCGGCCGGCGATTGGCGAACTGCGCCTGCTGAACTGGTGCTTTAGTTTCTTAGCGACAAGAATTGCGACGAGTTGTGAAACGATCGTTGCTGTGCAGAAGGCTGCGGACGAAACGATCAAAGACCAGTTGCTTGCTCCTTCCGAAGGTGGATTCAAGATTTTGGAGTTGAGCGAGTTGCTGGGGCGCAGGATCGAGGACGTTGTCTCGATCTTCCAGATGCCGCAAGTAACAAAAGATTTATGGGACATTATTTCGGCCATCTTGGACGAGTTCGCCAAAAGAACGGGCTTGTCAGAACTCGCGTATGGTTACACCAGAAGTTCCTTCAGATCGGCCGCAGAAGCACAGATCAAGAACGAGAACATCAGTATCAGGCCCGACAACATGGCGAACGAGTTGGAGGACTGTATGTCCTTGCTCGCGCGCCGAGAGGCGCTGGCTGCGAAGTGGCTGCTTGACCCCCAGGATATCCAGCCCGTCCTTGGGCCGCTTGGTGCAGCCGCATGGGCGCAGCAGATCATGGCGCGCGACATGGTGGCGCTGACCCGCGAGTTGCTCTACCGGGTTGAGGCTGGCAGCGCCCGAAAGCCGAACAAGGCTTCAAGGGTTGAGCAGATGCAGATGTCTGTGCAGACGCTTGGCCCGATCCTGTCGCAGTTGGCCGGTGCCGGCATGGTCGAGCCGTTCAACGCGCTGATCCGCGATTGGGCCGACTCGCTCGATATCGATGCCACTCCGTATCTATTGCCGCCTCCACCCCCGCCTGCGCCCCCTGCCGCGCCGCCCGGACTCCCCTCCCCACCGGAGCAGGCAGCGGAGGGGGCGGGTGGGCCTCCACCTGACGCTCCCCCGCCACCACAAGTACCGGCCGAGTTACAGCCGGGAGGCTGATGGCTCCATGTCCGAAACGGCGAAGGCGGAATCTCTGGCAGCGTTATCGGATGACGTTGGAGGAGTATGACGCCCTCTACAAAGCCTGTAAGGGCAAGTGCGAAATATGTGGAATCAAGCGGCCAACCCTGTGCGTAGACCACTGTCATGCCACTCGCATCGTCAGGGGCCTGCTATGCAAGCGGTGCAACCGCGCGATTGGGCTGTTGGGCGATACCGAGAAATCAGTCAGAAAGGCGTGGGCGTATTTAGATGAACGCGACAGACCTACCGTTCGACATCGCAGCCGCAAGCGAAGAAGTACAGGAACACTACATCGACATGCTCGCGCACGGCGTGGCCCCGAGGCTGGCCGAGATGCTGGCGCTCCAGCAGCCGCCCGGCGTTCAAGGGACAGACCGGACGCTGATGGAGGGGAGGCTAAATAACGAGCAGTTCGACAAGATGCCGAAGGATCATGCGCAAAACATGATCACCCTAGCAAAGCGGGCCGGGATTAACCCCACCGGCAAGTACTACAGCGCGGGGCTGGCCGACAAGCGCGGCCCGGCTGACCCGGCGGCCTGGATCGACAGCGTCCATGACGTTAAGCGGGTGGCCGCCGAAAGAAACCTCTCGGTCACCGGGGCAGTCGAGCACAAGGGAATCCCGGTTCCCCGGCCGAAAAGCAAGCCTCTGAGCGAGCGCCTCACCCGCGAGATGATGAAGGCCGAGGCGAAGCGTAAACCGTCCATGAAACAAGGTGAGTTACGTGAATACGTAATCGACAAATACGGCCGCAAACCTAAGAGCACATGAACACAGCCCAGGACATCGTAGCCTTCCTGCTCGCGGCCAACGGTGGCGGGGCGCAGGATGGCGAGCATCTGGCCGTGCGGCAGGCTGTGATCCACGGCGTCCGCGAGGTGATGCAGTGCCGGAACTGGCTCTGGCATACCTACACCGGCTCGTTCACTACCAAGCCGTTTGAGACAACCGGCACGGCGACGAAAGACTCCTACGAAGTCACTGGGGTTCAGGACTATAGCGAGTTCTTTCCTGGCCGGCTTGTCGAGGCGGATACCGGCGTATTCCCGTCAGGGGTGCGTGTAGACCGCGTGGACGGCAACAGCGTCTACATGAACCAGCCCGCCCTGGCTTCTGCCCAACTGACCACGCTCCGGCCGCAGGTGTTCTATGACCTGCCGGCCGACCTGAAAGATATCGACACTCTGGTCACCAACACGGTCGGCACCCTGCACTGCTACATCACTCCCCAAGAGTGGCAACGGCTAGAGATCAACACTAGGGGGGCCGGCGAGCCGTACTACTACACCATTATGCGGTCGGATAGTGATCCAAACCGCTGGCAGATCAGGTTTGTGGGCCTGCCGCCGAACGAGACTCTGGTTCACTACACCTATCGCCGTACCCCCAAACAGGTGAAGTACATGGGGTATGAGAGGATTACCCGCCAAGGCGATGTGACCGTGCCGGCGCAGGGGCAACTGGTTACGGGACTTGTGACGGGCAACGACACCGCCTTCCCGCTCGACGCCGCCGGAAGCGTGATCCGGTTTGGGGCGCTGGGGATGGATGCCGAGGCACAAGGGGCCACCGTGCCGTTTGTGGGCGAGCACAAGATTGAAGAGGTGTACAGCCCGACCAGCCTCAAGATTGCCAATCCCGCGCAGGCGTATCCCGCCAACACCAAGTACGCGATCTCGGACGAGATCGATTGCTCGCCCACCATGTGGACTGCGGTCCTGTCGGCTTGCGAGATGTGGTATGCCCGGCTGGCCGGCAAGCCTGCCGATGCAGCGATGGCCGCATTCAATCGCGACCTGCGGATTGCAATGGAGAACGACACAATCGCTCCTCGCTCCGGTCGCCCGTACAACACGCCGTACCCCACCCCCCGGTCGATGGGATGGCATTCTGAACTGCTGCCAGATGTCGGATGAAGATCAAGCAATGGCTGGGCTACAACGAGGATGCTTCGCAGTATCTGCTGCGGCCGGGCGAACTGCGCATCCTCAACAACCTTCAGTCACGCCGCCCCGGCATGCTGATTACGCGGCAGGGTCTAAACAAGATTTACGGGCGCTATGACAACGAAGGCATCTACGGCATCTACCGGCGCGCCACAATCCTGGGAAACGACAGCGACTTCTTGTGGCTGCAAAAAGTCCGCGTCCCGCGCGACCTGACTGAAGAGCAACTTCAGGCATTAGAGCCACCGTTTGAATACAAATGGATGATCCGCCGCGTCGTGGGCAACGCCTCGCGGGTTATTGACACGCTCGACATTCAGCCAGAAGGTGCGCTCGCTCCTATTACTGGGTTCGCCGTAGCCGAAGACAGGCATGCCCGAATGTTTCTGTTCTACGGGCACGGCATTCCGCCTCGCCTTTACCGGCAGGATGATATCGGCAACGTCGCCATACCGATGGGGCTCGACGCCCCGCTGGCGGCCCCGTCCGTAACCCCCAGCGGCAAGGGCTACTTTATTGAGGCGGTAGACGTTAAGAGCGGCGGCGGGTCTTACTACGAACCTCCAGAACTCACGCTTCTTGGCGGCGATCCCGATCGGCCCGCCCGGCTGAAAGCGATAGTCGAGCGCGGAAACGTCGTTGGCGTCGAGGTGGCCGATGGCGGCTCCAACTACAAATCGCCCCCGCGCATTCGTGCGTCAGTCGATTCCATCGGCACCGGCTTCCGGGGGCGCGGCAACATGAGCAACGCCCACAGACAGATTACCGGATTTAATGAAATCAAGGCCGGCGCTATCGCGGGCGCGGCTCCGGTTGCGGGGGAAACATACGGCACGACCAACGGCACAGACGGCAACTCCATCCTCTATCTTTCTCAGGCAGTCGCCCGGAGCGCGTCCCTCGTCAGTGCTAGCGGGGCGACACTGACGCTCAATAGCGTCTTGGGGATCGAAGCGGGCGATGTCGTGACAAGTTATCCGGCAGCGTCACCGTTTACAGGGCAGACGCCCGTCACGGTGGCTTCGGTAAGTGAAAGCGCGAACACGGTCACGATCAGCAACGCTGGCTTCTCCCCCTTGGCGGGCGTTGCGTATGAACTAAGTTTTCGCCGGCCAGCCGAGATAGCCCAGGCCCCGGCCGAATATGACCCCGAACGGCGAAGGTTTTACGCCACGATCCCGCTGTCCTCCTCTTCTTCCGGGCAGGGGGCACACGCCGCGTTGGAGTTTTCCCCCACGCCGCTGGGACACGCACTGAACCAAGGCGACAACTCCTCCATCACGGTAATCAACAACAACTGGCAGACCTATACGAATGCCGCCGGACAGGTGGTTCCGTTCTTGTATGACGAGTACTGGGGCGGCTCCGACTATGACAAGCCTCGATCCGCCGCCAACCGGGTGTATGGCGGGATTCAGGCAGGCGGCGGGCTGGGCCGAGTCCTTGGCTACACCGGCGCTGTGGCTGGGCGCTCTGCCGATGTGTACTGGCCCAACTATCAGAAGTTGAGCGTCTGGTTCAATACCGGGGTGCCCAGCGGAGCAATCGGCCAATGGCAGCGGGTAGATGTCCCGGTCGAAACCGAGACAGACCCGAATACAGGGGTGACGGCGAAAGTGCTGCGATTCCGGCTGCGGCCCTCGCGGGCGGCCAAGACGATCAAGTCTTTGGCCGGCGGATCAATCGAAACGGAATATGCCGACTACAACGAGTTGCCCGATGCCATCCCGCCCGAGGTCAAGATTTATCTGCGCGAGTGCCCGGAATCGTGGATCACGAATGGCGGGCAGTCGCTGCCGTTCAGCGTTAAAGAGGAGCAGACGAACCGCTTGGCGTGGTTCTCGCCCGCTACTGCAATGGCGCGGCCCATCGTGGACATTCGCC